GATCGTTGACAGCTGATTTTATGGCATAAAAACCGCCAGCAGTGAATTCCCCCTCCGCCTGGAAACTACTGCGCGACCATCCCCCAGCACTCATCCGGCTCTTTTCGCGGCGGGTGTTTGCGCCGAAGCACGTGCGGGCGGTGTCGATTCAGGAGATCGCGATTGCCTCGGGGATGCCGCTTAGCCGGGTGAAAGAAATCGCCCAGTCCGTGACGTGGGACGATGTCACCATCACGGAAGCCGAACGCTTTTGCGTCGGTTGCAACTTCGACCCCTTGAATCCCGTTCACCGCAACAGGCAGAGCGCCTACGAACGCACATGCAAGACCCGACCGCACCGCCTGGAATTCCTGCTCAAAGCCCCGTGGTGGGAGAGCGAATTGAAACCGCTGATCGAAAAACTCCGCCGCGCAAAAAACTCGGCCCCGTCCGGGAGCGCCGGAAATTCCGCGCGGGCAAGCAACCTCAGCGCGGCGGGATGAAGTGGGCAACCGACCCATGCAACCTAGCAATCTACCGCCGGATTCAGGCCCGGGTTCAGGCGATCAAAGCCAAGGGCTGGCGCAAGGTGACGGACGAGGACCGCGCGACTCTGGCGAAACTGGCGGAAGCGAAGCTCCTCATCAAAAGCCACCGGCTGTGGCAGGCAGCGATCATCAGAGCGCGGAAGATTCGCCGGCATCTGGGGCCGAAATACATGGCGCTGCCGCTGCCCCCGAACCCGCTCACCAGAAAGGCGTGGCGCCGCCTCCTCGGCGAACCAATGCGGACTGCATCCGCGCCCTCGAACTTTCCGGCTATGACTACAACGTAGCGGCGATCGCGCTGGGGATGGACGTCAGTAGCCTGCGCCAGCGGGTCAAAGGTATGAGCGAAGCGGAGAAGTCATTCACCCTGGTCGAACCGGATATCCCGACCCGCGTTTCGACCATGATGCGCGAGCGTGACGAGAACGTCCCGACGCCGCTGGAGGAATCTTTAGGCGAGCAAATAATCCGGATGAACCGCCAGATCCTGCGCGACGGTCTTAGTCGCGCGGGAATCAAACCGGAGACGATTGAGAAACTGAAGGCCTTCGATGGGTTCGCGACCTCGGCCGGCGACTTCCTCCTGGCCTCGCTCGACCTGTCCCACCGCTCGATGGTGTACCTGATGGTGACCTTGCTCGAGCAGGCCGACCTCATCAAGAAGGACTACCTCTCGGCCAACGGAAAGGTAATCGACGAGGAGACCCGGCTGGGCTGGCAGGACGCGTACACCGACATCGTGGACCAGGTGGGCCGCTGTTACGATCGGACGCTGGTCGGAACGCAGGCCATGGCCCGGATGCTCGGCACGGACAAAGGCGACAAGAAGGCGAGGAAGCCCGGATTCAAGGCGCTGCGGCGGGTAGGGGAGCAGCTCGGTAAAAATGGTAAAGCTCCACGCCAACCTGTTTGAGGAGTTAGGTAAGCGGGTCATCGCGCCGGAGCCGCCGCCTCCTCCGCCCAAGAAAACCGACAAGCCCGACAAAGGCTGGGAACCCCTCCTGGGCCCGGCCCAGCAGGAATCGTTCGATTCCACGGCCCGCTACATTCTCTGCTACGGCGAGAAGGGTTCGGGGAAAACCATCGGATTGCTCCACAAGCTGGTCAGACACTGTTACGAAAACGAGAACGCGCTCGCGCTGATTCTGGTCCGGATCAAGTCGATGGCGACCAAGGGCGGCGCCTGGGACAAACTCACGGGCCACGTGCTGCCGCGATGGAAGGACGGCAATCGCGACGAGAAGGGCAACCCCATTGATGAGGGTCTCGATATCGAATACACCGACGTCAAATTCGATTCCCAGCACAACGAGTACCTCTGGATTTCGAACATGTACGGCGGTTGGTCCATGGTGGTGCTGGTCTCCGCACCGCACGCCAACCAGCTCCGTGACCGGATGCGCGGTTATGAGCCCTCGATTGCGCTGGTGGATGAGTTGACCAGCTGCGACAGCATCGAGTATCTGCGCGCCGTCGCGATCCAGATCGGCCGGCGCGAGGACGTCGCCGGACCGCAGCAGTACATGGCGGCCTGCAACCCCGAAGGGCCGTCGCACTGGGTCCACAAGACCTGGTTCGAGGAAGCGTTTGACCCGGTCTCGGGCGAGTGGGACCTGGACTACCACAAGATCCACGTTCCGATTCACGAGAACGAAAAGAATCTTCCCCCGGGTTACCTCGAAAATCTGCGCAAGCTATACCGCAGCGATCCGGTGGAGGCCGCGCGGATGCTGCATGGCGAATGGGTGGACCGGATCAGCGGCGAAGCGCTGTTCGCGGACATCTTCGTCGCGGCCATCCATGTGCAACCGCCGCTCCCGACCTTGGAGCGGATCATGCCGGTGCCGGATTATCCGATCCTCGTGGGGCTGGATCCCGGCGCGGCCAACAACGCGTTCTCCTTCCTGCAGTGGATCCCGGTGGACGGAGAAATGAAGTGGGTGCTCTTCGATGAGATGGTCTACACCCAGCGGAAAATCCGCTATGATATCCTGGTCCCGGCCTTCCTGCGGCGCCTGAAGTTCTGGAACGACACCATCTATCCCGATGGCAAAAAAAGTTTCGCGGTCGTGTACATCGCGGACAGTTCCGCCTTCAACCAGTACCGCGCCTCGCAGGGCAGTTTTGATGTCCTCGATTTCGAGCGCATCGCCAACGAACCGAGGGGGACCAACCCACCACTGACCAAGCAGCTCGGGCTGCAGAAAATGAAGGTGAACCAGGCGCCGAAGTTCCAGGGTTCGAAGATTGCCCGCACCCGCCGGGTGATGGACCTCTTGGGCGGCAACGCCCTGGTCATCTCCGCCGGTTGTCCGCGCCACATCGCGATGTTTCAAAAGCTCGAGTCGGAGCCGCAAAAAAAGAACCAGCCTTTCGATCCCGATCTCTCCATGACTCCGCGGCGCTCGGTCCATATCCACTGCTACGATTCGGTCTGTAACCCCATTCTGACCGCTGCGATCACCCCGCAATTACTGACGCCGCCGCCGCCTTCCACGCAGGAGATGTTTCGGATTGGGTCTTGACTGGGGATTTTGTTACCTAAAAAGCAGAGTACATGGACCCTAAAACGCAGCAGCTCGTAATCGATCTCGAGCGCAACGAGGACCTGGCCAAGCTGGTGGCGGACTCGGAACCGGGCGACAAGTTGACCGCTACGCTCTCCATCGTAGCGAAAAACGACAGCACTCTCACCGTGGAAATTGATGAAGTGGTCGACGAAGGCGGCGACGATGGCGGCGGCGACGAGGACGAGGAGGAGGAAGAGACGGAGGCCGCCGATGAAACGCCCGCGATGAAAGTGATGAATGGAAAGAGCGGTTAAGAGAGCCCTCCGCGCCCTGAATGCGACGCATCTGCTGCCGAACCGTGGTAGTGCGCTCGCGACTCCCGCCAGTCTAAATATCGACCTCCACTATGCGCGCATCGGCATCCGGGAACGCTGGACCTGGGAGCGCTACATCCGGCTGGCGGGGTTTCTCAACTATACGCCGGCCGAACTCGCTTCGGTTATCTGTATCAAGCACGTGGCCCTCCAGGTATGCCAGAAAGAGAACCGGTTTTCCGGCCCTGCATGCCTGCTCTTGACCATGCTCGAGGCGCGCGCGGCCGCCGACTACTTGCCCGATGTGATCAAAGACCCCTTTCAATTCCATGATACACCGGAAAGTTCTTGAGCACACCGGCTGCACCAGCGCTCGCCTGCGGGAAATTTTCACGTCCACCAGCGGAAAGAATCACGAGATCCGAAAGCGTTTCGAGGATCGGATCATGTCGCGCATCACCAGCGGGATTCAGTCCTGTGCGAAGAACGCGCCCATCTGGCAGGCCGTCGACATCGCGATGGACTCAACGCCCATCCAGAAGGAAACGATTCCGCTGCTGCTCTGGGCCCAGGGCAAAATCACCAATCAGGCGCTCATCAAGCAAATCAAGACGTGCGGCGCGGCGGCCGCCGGTTGCGTGGAGGAGGTGGAGGTGAAGGATGCGGCGGGAGTGGTGACCGGCCGGGAGATGAAAATCGACATGCCGCGCTTGTATGAAGCGTCGATCAATCTCATCCGCTCCTACGTCACGCGGCGGCTCGCTTCGCAGACCGCGCGTTTTTCCAATCTGTGGCCGTACTTCAGATACGAACCGCGCGGCGCGGACCTGGTGGCGAAACTGCGCGCCGATGCGCTCTCGGAGCGGGTCGATGTGATGGCCAACCAGTACAACTACCGGCACTTTTTCCCGCAGACCTTCCGGCAGCACTTCATGTATTCGCGCTCTGTTGTCTTCCCGCGGTGCGCGTTCGATCGGGTGACCGGGTGGCGGGCGAAGGACATCACCCAGCCCGTGGGTAAACTGGAGATTGAATCCTACACCGAACGCGAGGGACTGGACCTGGTGGCGCCGCACATCAACCGGGTTTTCTGGGACCGCTCCGCCTCCCTGGCCAACATCAATTGCGACAACGGACCCGGTTACCTCGCCTATTGGGATCTCAACCCGTATCGCACGATTTTGGACGGCGATTATTACAACAAGCACGAGGTGGCGATCGGGGAGGAGCTCTCCGACACCTTCACGAAGTACGGTAATTTCTTCGGGTATTATTTCGACCCGTGCGTCCTCACGATGCCGGACATGAAAGTGGATCCCAGCGCCACCAACGACCGCACGCGCAACATGGGGACCTACGGCATCGAGGAGAAGGACAAGGGCTGTTTGATCGTCCAATATTTCGAGAAGATTAACCC